TGGTGATCGGTGAGTGGGGCGCCACCGAAGTGCTGGCCAACCCCTACGCCGCTGGTTACTACGAAAAGGGCGACGTTCAACTGCGAATCATGCACAGCATGGATGCCGTGGTGCGCCATCCCAAGGCGTTCGTGGTGGCTGACGACCTGGGCCTGTAAGGAGGGTTGCGAATGTTGGAACTACGCGGACACGGCACGCTACAAGCGACCGGCAAGACTCTGCACGGCTACGCCGCCGTGTTCAATTCCGAGGCCAACCTGGGCACATTCTCCGAAGTGATCCGCCCTGGCGCCTTCGCCAAATCGCTGGCGACGGGTTCCAACATTCGCGCCCTGTACCAACACGACGGCACTGCCCTGCTGGGCACCACCCGAGGGGGCACCTTGCAACTGCGCGAGGACGCCAAGGGCCTGGCCTTCACCCTGGCGCTGCCCGACACCAGCCACGGGCGTGACCTGGCCATCCTTGTGGATCGTGGGGATGTGCAGGGGTGCTCTTTCGGGTTCCGCGTGAACCCTGGTGGCGACCGCTGGGAGGAACGAGGTTCGACCATGGTGCGCGAGCTGCTGGACGTTGACCTCGCGGAAATCACCTTGACCAGCGACCCGGCGTACAGCGACACCACCGTGGCCTTGCGCTCCAAGCCTGCCCAACTGCGGGTGCATAGCGACCCCAATTTCCTGTGGCTGGAGCTGTATTGATGAGCCTGATTACCCGCATCAAAAGCGCCATCGGCCTGGAGCAGCGCAGCACCATCGGCGTGAATGGCTGGCCCATTCCGCTGTCGGCCAGTGCAGTGAACCCCACCACAGCGCAAGGCGTGAGCGCCGTCTATGCCTGCGTGCAAGCCATCGCAGAGACAACGGCATCCCTGCCGCTGATCCTGTTCAAGCGCAACGGCGACGACCGCGAGCGAGCTACAGACCATCCCCTGTATCGCGTGCTGCACGATATGGCCAACCCCGAGCACACGGCCCTGGAGTTCCGCGAATACCTCATGGCCTGCGTGCTGCTGCGGGGCAACGCCTTTGCCCGCATCGTGCGCGGCTGGGATGGTCAAGTGCGGGAGCTGTGGCCCCTCAACCCGGACAACGTGCAAGTGCAGCGCACGGCATCCGGCCTGGTGTACGACCACACGAAAGACGGCGTGCTGACCCGCCTGCTGGCCCATGAGGTGCTGCACCTGCGCCACCGCCTGGGCGACGACGGGGTTATGGGTGTGTCGCCTATCGCCGCCGCTCGTGGCGTGGTGGAACTGGCCATTGCAGAAGGGCAGCACGGCGTGAACACCTTCACCAACGGCGCAAAGCTGCTGGGTGTGCTCAAGTTCGCCGGGAAACTCAAGCCCGAGCAGCGCCAGGCCATCGCCACGAGCTGGGCCAGCCAACACGCGGGAGGCTCCAACAGTGGCCGCACTGCGATTCTGGAGGAAGGCACCGAGTTCCAACCGCTGGCCATGAATCTGGAGGATGCGCAGTGGATCGAGGCTCGCCAATTCTCCGTGGAGGAAGTCTGCCGCCTGTTCCGCGTGCCGCCCACCATCGTGGGTGATCTTCGCCATGGCAACTACAGCAACAGCGTGGAGCTGTCCCGCCAGTTCGTCACCATGAGCCTGCGCCGCCACCTTGTGGCCTGGGAGCAGACCATCGCCAAGCAACTGCTGACCGATGCAGGGCGCCGCATGTACTTTGCCGAGCATCAGGTGGAAGGGCTGCTGCGTGGTGACAGTGCGAACCGCGCCGCGTTCTACAGCTCCGGCATCAGCGACGGCTGGATGCTCAAGAGCGAAGCCCGCAAGCTGGAGAACCTGCCCGCTATCGACGGGCTTGATTCTCAGCCGGTTGAGGGTGGGCACTCAGTACCCACCCCTGCGCCGCTGCCGTACCCGAGCAAGCAACAGGAGGCCATGGCGTGACACGTTCGCCCACGTTCTTTCGTGACGCCCGCCAACAGCCGCCCAAGGGCCTGGACAGCCACGGCAACCCATTGCCCGAAGCCGAACCGCGCCGCGTCAATGGCTACCTGGTGAAGCCGCCAATGCGTTGGACAAAGGACAGCAACGGGCGGGTGCTGCCGCTCAACTCCGCAGCATGGCGCAAGCTCAGAAAACAGGTGCTGGCTGAAGAACCACTTTGCAGGCACTGCGCCGCCCAAGGGTTGACGGTGCCCGCCACCGAAGTGGATCACATGCGGGGAGCTGCCGATAACAGCCGGGACGCGCTACAGGCACTGTGCAAGCCCTGTCACAGCATCAAGACGATGGCCGACCTGTACGGCAGACCGGCGCGCATGGGCTGCGATGAGCACGGCATGCCGATCAACCCGGCGCATCCGTGGAATGAGAAATCGCCAGGAACTGAGGCCGATAGACCGACCGGTTCCCCTTCTTTTAACGCTCACTGCTTAAAAAATAGGCAATCATGAAGCTGACCCCCAAGCGCAAACGCTCCGACAGCGCCGCCGCAGCCATCGCCGCCACCCAAGCCGCAGCCCTGCCGCCCTTGGAGCCGCCCGCCCATGTGCTGGTGCCACCCGAGGCCCGCCCGTTTTGGGATGCCATCGTGCAGGCCAGGCCCCGCGATACGTGGAACCCGGTGGACATGGCATCGGCTGCGAACCTTGCCCGCGTGCAGTGCGCCTTGGAGGCCGCGTCTGTCGGCTCAGATGACCACATCAAGCTGACCCGCCTTGCCCTTGCCCTGACCCGCGCTATCGCCGTCAACACGGTGGCCACGGTCGGACGGTCGGCGGACATTGCCAAGGGTGCCGAGCTGGAGCGCAAGGCACGCCAGGACGATGGCGACGACCTGATACCACGGCTGCGCGCTGTCTAAATCAGATTTCAAATCCAACATGACCCGCGCCGCCCGCATCATCGAGTTCATCCAGCGTTTTTGTGTGACGCCGGAGGGCGCAAGCGTGGGCCAGCCGCTGGTGCTGGCAGAGTTCCAAAAGCAGTTCATCCGTGACGTGTACGACAACCCCGCAGGCACGCGCCGCGCCCTGCTCAGTGTTAGCCGTAAAAATGGCAAGAGCGGGCTTATCGCTGGCCTGCTGCTGGCGCACCTTGTCGGACCCGAGGCGAAGCAGAACACGCAAATCGCATCAGGCGCACTCAGCAAGGAACAGGCTGCATTGGTGTTCAACCTCGCCTGCAAGATGGTGCAGCTATCGCCCAAGCTGTCTAGCCTGGTGAAGATCATCCCATCGGGAAAACGCCTGATCGGCCTGCCGCTAAACACTGAGTACAAGGCGCTGGCAGCGGACGGGAAAACAGCTCATGGGCTTTCGTTATCGCTGGCCATCTTGGACGAAATCGGCCAGGTGCGTGGCCCGCAATCCGACTTTATCGACGCCATCACCACCAGCCAGGGCGCACACGAAGCGCCGCTGCTGATCGCCATCAGTACACAAGCGAGCGGGGACGCGGACCTGTTTTCACAGTGGCTAGACGATGCCCAGCGCAGCGCAGACCCGCGCATCGTGTGCCACCTATACGCCGCGCCCGCAGGCTGCGACCTGCTAGACGAAAGCGCATGGAAGGCGGCAAATCCAGCCCTGGGCACGTTCCGCAGCCTAGACGATCTACGCGAGCAACTGACGCAGGCGCAGCGGATGCCGAGCATGGAGGCGAGCGCCAGGAACCTACTGCTCAACCAACGAATTTCCACGGTAAGCCCATTCATCAGCCCATCGGTGTGGAAGTCCTGCGCAGGCCCGGTGCTGCCCTTTGATGGTCCGGTGTGGTGCGGTATCGACCTCAGCGCCCGCCTAGACCTGACGGCCATGGTGATCGTGGGCCAGGTGGATGACGTGTGGCATGTGCAGGCCCACTTCTGGACACCAGAACAAGGACTGGCAGACCGTGCCCGCCGTGACCGTGCCCCCTATGACGTGTGGGCGCGCCAGGGCCTGCTACGGACGACGCCAGGGGCATCGGTGGACTATGAGCACGTTGCTACCGACATTGCAGAGATTCTTGCTGACCTTGACGTGCAGGCAATCGCTTTTGATAGATGGCGAATCGACCTACTGAAAAAGGAGTTCGACCGCCTGGGCGTTGATCTGCCGCTGGTGGAGTGGGGCCAGGGTTTTAAGGACATGGCTCCAGCATTGGATGCCCTGGAGGCCGAGCTACTGAATGGGCGCATCGCCCACGGTGGCCACGCCGTCTTAACCATGTGCGCCGCCAATGCCGTGGTGACGAAAGACCCGACCGGCGCGCGCAAGCTGGACAAGGCCAAAGCAACAGGCCGCATAGACGGATTGCAGGCGCTGGCCATGAGTATGGGCGTGGCATCGAGGGCCACCGAGGCGCAGAGCGTGAGCTTCGACGCCTTCACGTTCGTTTGAATAACCCTAGCCTGGGGGGCCGCAAGGAGTGCCAGGACGCGGATTAGTCGGGCAGTGCCGCGTTTCAGCAAAACCCCGACAGCCAGCGAGTGGGAGCGCACGGCATGGGCGCAAAGGTGAGTGATTCCCCGATGCGACCATGGCCCTGACCTTTCGCCCACGGCGCTGGCACCCCTTTTTCAAACCATTTGAAAGATTCAAATGCTGACCCTGCCCGAAGTGAAACTGCACTGCCGCATCGACCACGGCGACGAAGATACGCTGCTGCAATCCATGATCGACGCCGCCACGGCATCGGTAGGCGACTACATCAACGCCACCGAGCCATTGGACGCCACCGCACCCGCTCCGGTGAAGGCCGCCGCGCTGCTGCTGGTGGGCACGCTGTACGCGCACCGCGAAGAACTGATCGAGCGCCCGCTGTCCAAGAACCCGACGTTTGAACGCCTGCTGGCACCGTACCGGGTGTACGCATGAACGCGGGCAAGCTAGACCAGCGGGTGACGGTGGAGCGGTTCACCAGCACAGTGGACGACTGGGGAACCCCTATCGAGAGCTGGGCACCCCTGTTCACCTGCTGGGCTGCTGTGGAGCCGCTCCAAGGACGCGAGTACATCGCGGCGCAGGCGTTGCAGTCTGAGGTGACGACGCGGATAAGGATGCGCTTTCGCCCTTGGATGACGGCGCAGGATCGCGTGATCCACGATGGCAAGACCTACAACATCGTGAGCGTGATCGACGTGCGCTCGGAGAACCGCGAGCTGGTGCTGATGTGTCGGGGGTAAAAAATTACCCCCTGGGGTAGGTGTTCAGGGACTACCCCCACGTTTACCCCCCGGATTGATCGGATTTTGCTGGCCTGCTCCAGCCCGCTTTGGACAAAAAAAAGCCCTAAGTGCTTGATACACCTAGGGCTGCCAGTCTAAGATAGACGCACTTAGACTAATGGATGGTGGTGTAGTCCCCTACTAGAGAGAACCTTCCTGCCGCACCGGCGAGGACACCGTAGGCGAGATTATATACGATGCGGAGGTCCG